AACCTTTCCTTTAACCCCAATCTTGTCAAGAGGTGCCGTAATATTATCAATCAGTTTATAAACCGTTTCGATCGCGTATTTTGTCGCCATCACAAATCCTTTTGCAACTTGCAAAGCTCTTTTATCCGCGCCCTATAAAAAAAGCGGATTTCGTCAACCGTTATTTTTTCCAAAGCCGGCAATACGTTATAATCCATACAAATTTGCAGTAGCTGGAGATTAATGCCTTGTGCGCCGTACACTCTTTTTTCTTTTCCGTCTATTGCACAGACGGAAATCAAACGGATAAAAAAAGCATTGCAACATCCCTGAAAAAAAGCCAATCGGATATATCGATTTTCGAAAAATATTTTACTTCCTTTCCCGTCATCGCCGATACAAACCCTTGCAGTTTATGTACGGACTGTTTGTCGCTGTAATTATCCATAGCCATAAACGCATGTCCTGTCGGACGTTTCATTGTTACAACATCACCGGCAAAATCATCGGATAAAGACGAAACAGTATAATTGATATTCCTTCCGTCAACCTCAACACGCCCTTTCATGCAGGCTTTTAAAAAACGTTCTTTCAGCGATTTAAAAGCATCCGCATCTTCCGCTGTCATACCGCTTTCATCATAGCCGATTTCGTTCGTTTCACAAAAACGCTCAAATTCCGCAACAGCCGTATCCCTGTCGATTTTATTTTCCTCGTCCATTTTTTACACTCCTTGCTTTTCGATTTTCCCTTCAAGCGAAATACTTGCCGTTCCTTCTTTAAAAGAAATTTCTATATCATCGACAATTTGCACCAAACCTGCAAAAATAGCACCATCATTCGCCGTACCGGAATAATCAAACATTTTGCCGGAGTTTTTCAAATCCTGCAAAAACTCATCATCTCCGGCGTCAAAATCAATAATCAAACTGATACCTTCAATCGCATCGTTTTTTCTCGATTGAGCAACTCGGCTCGTTCCGTCGCCGTTCGGTTTTACCTCATTGTTTTTTCCGCCAAGTTTCCACTTTGCGTCATCGTCCGCATCACACGTAAAACGGCGACCGTTTAATGTATGACTTTCAAAAGGCCCTGCAATCATTTTTATACCTCCGCTTATTCACCCACATAAAATCCGAAATAAATATCGGAATCGGAAATTTCGACATTACCGGACAGCTTAACGGGAAACCGCACATTTACCCGCTTCGGGTTATTTTTGTCTATTTCAACTTTCATATTCTTTTTGCTGAATTCAGGCTCCTGAATAACCGCTTGCAATGCAAGCGAATCGGCCAGATTCATAAACGATGTTTTAATCGTCTTCGGCTGCACCGCCTTTTTGTTCTCCGTGATTGTCGCATCGCTTACAAGAGGCGCGCCCTTTAAATTGTCTGCTTCCATTATAAGGCGCACATTAAAGACAACATTTTGCAGTTTAACAAGGTCAACCACATACCGCTTGCTCGGGAACTGTCCTTCGTTGGTAGGATGATAAAACGTTACAATGTCATTTAATTCCGCAACACTGCCGTTTTTAATATTTGTTGAAGAACCCTTGTTTATCGAAGCGCTCCGCTGCACATAATTTTCCTGAACATCATCCTCACCGCAATGCAAACCGGTCAACAAACCTTTATACCCTTGCGCCGGATTACTGTTCGCTGTCGTAACAATATCGTTAACAAGTGCTCGTGCGGCAATCACAAAAGGCATTTCGCGGCTTCCGACGGAAACGACTAAAAAATTGATTGCGTCATTTTTCCGTTTATCCGTTACTTTTGTGCGCTTTGCTAAAACATCTGTACAACCATGACAAACAAGCAGCGGCTTTTTTTCCAAAGCCGACCAGCGGTTCTCCCCAAATTCCTGATAGACATCAAGCCGCGCTTCTTTCTTATAATCAAAACAATTTAAAATAAACGTCTCCCACACAACACCGATTTTACCGAGTGCCGTATTTATATCGGGGTCTATTGCACCGCCGGTAAATTCTTTCAAACTGAACGTTACCCCCGGAATATCGGCGGTAATTTTGAGCGTAATCATATCCGAACTTTCGCCCGACCATTTTGCCGTAAGCGGTATTTCGTCAGCCGTTATATCGCCTGTTTTAGCGGGCATGTTTAAAACGCTGTCAACCGCATTTTTAACTGCCGATAAAATCTCCTGCGCGTCATCTCCCTTTTTTACGGCAAATTCGGCAGCGATTCCGCCGATATACACCGTACCCGATCCGTTTGCCGTTGCTCCGTCCGACGGTTTGGCAATCGTAACACCGATAGCCCCCTTTGCCGCAACCGCCGAAGAAACCTTTGCAAGCGGATAAATTGTTACAGGAAATTCCGCACCTTTTCCGTTTTGCGGAAAAAGCTGTAACGCCGCAAGATGCAAAGGACTTCCGTAACCGTATTTATCACCGACGGCATTTGCACTGCCTTCAATTTCAAATTTTTCCAAACCGAAAACGGCCTCATCGTTTCCCTGCCCGATAATCGCCAACCGCTGCGGAAGCATAGCCGCATTGCCGGTATTGTAATTTTTGTATTCAACACTCACACCGCATACACGGCTTACCGCTGTTGATGAAAGCCCCATATCACGTCCTCCTATATTTTTATTAAAACCTCGCCGGTTTTATCAACTACCTCAAAAGAAATGCCGTCAATAACAACACCTTCGGCTTGCGGCGAATCCTCATAAAACATAACGGAAAAGTCCATACGCGCAACAGTTACCGCAAGCGCACTTTCATCAAGATTCCCGGGAATGCCTGTTTTTATTCCGAGCAAATCCCTTTCAAGCACCACGCCGCGCATACCTAAGTATGCGTAATGTCCGCTCATTAAAATATTGCGCATAACGGCGGCAACACGCCATGCTTTTAACGCCGCCTGTTCGGTATCATTTCCGCCGGATTCAAAATTACCGCATGCATAACAATCGATAAAAAATGAAGCAATATATTTTTTTCGCCCGATCGCGCTTCCGGTCTTTTCGTCCGATCGCCGAGTGTCATTCAAAGAAATATTAACCAACGGAAAAGGATTTTTACCGTTTTCATTTTCCGCCAATTCCCATGGACGGGCATTTTCCAAATATACCCCTATATTAAAATCTTCCGCATTCGACACACCGGATTTTAATGCAAGCTCATATTGATTAACATTTTCCGTTTTTAAAATACCGGCAATCATATCGCGGATTTTTTCAGCATTATCGTTTTTATCCAAAAGGGTATGTATCACCGCATTCATTTTAAATCCGCCGACAAAATCAAGCGCCCGACCCCGATTGTCCTATCCGGTTCGTAACGAACAACATACAAACGGTATTCCGTGCCGGACAAATCCCACAAAATAACGTGCCAGCCTTTTTGCGGCACCTCTTTTGTTATCTTTGCAAGGGACGACAGCCGATAGGTTGCCGTTATCGTCCTTCCCTGTACCGGCGCGCCGGTTGTATCCAATAAATACCCGATGTCGCCGATGAAACCGGCTAATTCAAAGCGGTTCCCCTTTTTGTTAAATAGAAAAAAACGGGAACCGCTTAAACTTGTATCTTCCAATGTAAAAGATAAATCTTTTTCCGCGAGTTCCCGAATATTCATTTTTACTTACCCATGGAAATCATTTAAAGCCGAAACGATTTTGTCTTTCGTTTTACCGTCAACTTCCACACCTACCAGCAAGGCAAACTCTTTTACCTGTTCGTCGGTCGCGGCATCGACACCTTTAACAAAATCCGCAACAGCAGCCTTTACAAGCGCCGCAATTTCGTCTTTCTTTTTTCCGCCGGTTTCAATTTTTAATTTCGCCGCGAGCTCTTCAAGCTCTTTTTTACTTAAACCACCAAGCCTCTTTTTGGAATTGCTTTTATCTTCACCGCCATTACCATCGGGCGGCGTTTTATCGTCCTCAGCATCTACGTTCTTTCCGCCGACAACGCTAACAATCATCCCTTTTGCAATAGCCGCCGAAAACGCTTCTTTGTTTCCCCCGAACACCTCAACGGAAATTTCATCGCCTTCGGCATACACAATCCCGTCCGCAGTAAACGCAAACCCTTTTTCCACAACATATTTACTCATGTTTTCCCTCTTTTTACGCAATAGTCAAACAGCCGAACCGATCTATCGAAAACGGCCAGCACAGCGGACGGCTTTTAATTTCGCCGATATAAGCCTCACTCTTATCGTCCCACCACACCCGCGGGCGAAAATCGAATTCGTTTCCAATTTGAATTTTACCGTCAAACAATTGTCCGAATGTTTCATCGACCTTAACCGTCGGAATACCGCCGAACATTTTCCTAAAGTCCAAATCTTCAACATCCGGTAAAAAGATAACTTTATTGTCATCAACATATTTAATTTTTGCCGTCTTGCCGAATTCGTTGTAACTCGCATTATAAACCCACAACTCGTAACGGTTCGCCCCGATATCGATATACCCCATATACTTACCGCCCTTATCTTTTAAGGCGGGGTCAAGCATGCCGAGCCGCAAACCGTCTTGCTTTAACGCTGTTTGTACAGATGTATCCGCAATAAATTTTTCCCACGCGTTTTTCCCGAAAATCAAATTCGACACGTCGCAAAAACCGTCATCGCGGATAACGTCGGCAAGCGCGGTTATATCCTTTTGTACTGTTGCACCCGATGTGCCCCATGCGATTGCCGCTGTCGGAAAGTGCGAAGCCTTCGGTTTTAAGTCAAGTTCATACGTCGCCTTTCCGTTTTCATCGGTCAACGTAATTTTACCGGTCTGCAAAACCTGTGCGGCTTGCAATTCAACCGAATAACGGATCATCGCCGTCATTTTTGCAAAACCGTCGATAAGAATTTTTGCCAACTTTCCAAGCCAATTCACTTTCTCGGCATAGGCATTTTCACCGGGCATCCGTTTCATAAGCTGCGCGATGTTTGCGGGTTTTGCCAGTGCGTAAACGGGAAACGGTACACTTTTATTTTGAAATTCGTCTTCGGCAAGCAACACCGCGCCGGTATTCAGATTACGAACAACAGGGGCAACGTCTTCGCCCGTGCGCGTAAAATCGTATTCGAACTTTTCCGCGTCCGTGAAAGAATCTGCGGTTACTTTAAAAAACGAAGACAAAAACCCCATCTTGTTGATGTCGGGTTTTTGATTAAACAACTCTACAACCCTTGTAATAAAATTAGGCATCATAATTCAAACTCCTAAATAAATATAAACCGGCATAAATTATTTCACGCCGGAAACATCGGTAACTTTTACCGGAACAATCGCGCAAGCGCGCAGCATATCCAGCTGTTCCGCCGTCGCAGCACTACCATTGATAAGCACTTTGTCTGCACGTACCTTGCCGGAAATCAACGCACGGAACGGAACATCCGCCGCCGTACCTTTGTCGTTTTCCACGTCAAACGGTACAATCGCCGCAACTTTTTCACTTGCGGGCGTCTTTAAAACTGCAAACTTTTCACCGTCCCGTTTTAAATATGTGCCGGCTTTTATAACACCGTTCGCCGGTACAGCGGCCAAAACACCGGTTTCAAATTCGTTGTCGCCCAAAAGCAAAACACTTGTATCTATCGTTTTTGTTTCCATTTTCATATAACAGCTCCTTATTCTTTCCCCAAAAAGCCCTTGTCAAATTCAGCCATCAGAGCCTTTTCGTCGGCATCGTTTTCAGCCGCTTCCGTATGTGTTGCCGGCGGATTGTCGTCCATCCGGTTTTGCGCCTGTGCTTTCGTCATTGCAAAATCAACATAGGCGGCCTGTACATCTTCATCGGACACAGTCTTTCCTTCCTGTATAAATTTCGCGGCAAGTTCATGCGCTCCGCATTTTGCGGCAAGTTTCAAATGCGCACTAACCCGCGCCCGCTCTTTTTCCGTCGCCGCTTTTTCTCCCAAAGCAAAAACTTCATTGTAACATGCCGTATCTTTTGCTTTTAATTCTTCACCGTTCATACTTCCTCCATTGGTTTGTATAGGATTGTTTGTATCACTCGTTTTGTTTTCAACTTTTTGTATTTGTAAAAGTGCGGCAGCTTTTTCAAGTGATGTACCGCCGTCTTTTTCCGTATGTTTCTTTAATTCTTCATAACAGTTTTTGATTTTTAATTTTGCATTAACGATAAGTGCATCGCGGTTTTCAGGTACGGTATCTTCGTTTTCCGGTGCGGCAATTTTTTCAAATTCGTTTGCAAATCCGTTTTCGCAAATTTCATTGCCGACAAAAAACGTCGTTTCGTCCATAAGATCGCGTACAATTTTTTCCGTCTTTTTAGATACGCTTTGATATACACCGCTTAAAACACCGGCAAGCTGTTTTAAATACCCCGCTGTTTTTTCAAAGTCCTTGTAGTCGCCGTATCCGATCGTATAAGGGTTGTGGATCATAAAAATAGAAT